CCTTGACGATGCGACGGCCCTTGTTCAGTGGTGGCGCCACGTTCAATCCTCCCGCATCTCGATCACACGCATGCGCTTGCTGCGCTTCCTCATTTGCTGGCGGCCTTCACGTAGTCGCTGGCTTCGCTGTGGCCTCGCTGCACCATGTCCGGGCGCACGATCTCCAGAGGCAGGCCCGCCAGTACCGCCACCTTGCGGGCATGCTGCGATGGGATGCGACGATCCCACTTGGCCACCGACTGCACAGATACGCCCAGCGCCTTGGCTACCGCGCCGCGCCCGCCTGCCAGCGCAAGGACGCCCTCGACGGTGAAGCCCACCGGTTCATCAGGATTACTCATTTTTTCGGTCATCGCCGTGATTTGATATTGAGAAAAACTCAATGTTATACAGAAATCGCCGTATTGCCAAGGCTGAGTATTTCTCTATACCGACCAAACGCATGAAAATAACTGAACGAGCGACCGAAGGAGCGACCTATGAAACCCGTACTTGCCCAGCGCCTGCGTGCTGCACGTCAGGCCATCACCCCCGAAATCACCCAACGGGATGCCGCCAAACACATGAGCTTATCCGCCTCCGCCATCAATCTATGGGAGCAGGGCAAGACCGAGCCTTCCGCCTCCGCGCTGGCCGAACTGTCCCGCTGGTATCATGTCAGTTGCGACTGGCTACTGGGCGTGGACAGCGGCAAGCAGGCCGCCATTGGCAACAAGCAAGAAGCCACGATCTTCACTGTTCCCGTTGTCCCAGCATCTGCAATGGCCCGCTGGCACTGGGATGTTGTGGTGGAACTGCTGCAAACCGCTGTTGCCTATCCGCCACAAACCGCAGCGGCCATGCTGGTGGCCAGCGATGCGCTGTCCAGCGCCTGCCCGACCGGGTGCTATGCCGTTATCAGCAAGGCCCATGTGCCCGAGTCTGGGCAAGTCGTGCTGGCCGTTATCAGCAAAGCCAGCGAACCCGTGCTACGCAAGTACGTGCGTGAAGGCGGCGACGATCTGCTGGTCGCCGACGACATCCGGTTCCCCACCTACCGCATGGATGAAGGCGTCAGAATCATTGGCCTGGTGACAGAAATTACCATCCGCAAGAGCCTGATTTAACCAACCAGACTCAACGCTATATAATTTTTTTTCGTTCCGATGGTTGAGTTTTTCTCAACGCCATGTATGATTGAGTTTCCCTTAACCAACGAAGGAGCGAAAGTGAAGAAATTTCTGACCGATTTTATGTACTATCTGCGCATCTACCGGCACATGCCGCCGTTGTTGCGCGTCCGTACTGCGTGGCGCAATGCGGGGATGACGCTATGAGCCAGACGATCGAGCAACTATGCGCCGACTGGCTGAAAGCCAAGCAAGCCGAGCAGAAGGCCAACGCCGAACGCATCGCCATCGAAGATCAGATCGTGGCGCTAACCGGCAAGCGCGACGAAGGCGCCAAGACCGTGGATGTCACCGGATTCAAGATCACTGTCACCGGCAAGATCAGCCGCAAAATGGACTGGAAAACCTGGGAGACGATCAAGGCCCAGATTCCCGCCGAAATGCACCCCGTCAAGTCCGAGCCTAAACTGGATGAAAAGGGCGTCAAGTGGTTGTCCGACAACCAGCCCGACATCTACAAGCTGCTACCCATCACCGTGGCACCCGCCAAGACCGCCGTTGAGGTCAAGCCCGTGGAGGTCGCAGCATGAGCGCCGTCACCAATCAGTCAATCGACCTTCGTATTGATACTGTGGCCTACCATCGGATGCCCGGCACGACCACCACCATCTGCGCCATCAAGATGGTCAATGGCTTCACGGTGCTGGGCCAGTCGGCTTGCGTCAATCCCGCTGACTTCGATCAGGAACTGGGCGAGAGTCTGGCCCATGACGATGCCCGCGGAAAGCTCTGGCCGCTGGAGGGCTACTTGGCTGCCGAGCGCCGTTATCAGGGACTGCTTGCCGATGAGCATTGTCACGCCTGTAAGGTTGAGATTTACTCAATCGGACAGAAAATGGAGTGGCTTTTGAGGCAACCGACCAAGAATTTCTCACGCTTCGGCGTGATGCTGGTGTCGGACTGCTGGTGTGAAATCGAAGGGCATATTGACCTCATCACCCGCCTTCCAGACGGAAAGCTGAAATGCCTGCACGACCTGTTTTATTCCATGCAAAAGGAGGCTGCGTAATGGCTACTGCATCAATCACCATAGCCGACGACGGCGAATCCGTAACCGTGTCTGCTGACTTTGGCGACAAGGTAGAGCCTGAAGCGCAAGCGCACCAGATGGTGTTAGTCCTGCTGGAGTCGATCCTTGGCAATGTCAAGCGATACGAAACCATTGAGGACACGGCGCCAGAACACAACGTCGAGCCTTCACGAATCATCACGGAGTAGGCGATGCGGGCAGAACAGGCAAACAACCGCCGCTCACGCGGCACATCAACGAAAGGAACGACCGATGGCATTCAACCTTGACTCTATCCGCAAGGGCAAAATGATTCACGCCCCGCGCATCTTTATGTACTCCACACACGGCATCGGCAAGAGCACGTTTGCCGCCAATGCGTCAGATCCCATCTTCATCTGCACGGAGGATGGCTTGGGCAGCATTGACACCAGCAGCTTCCCGCTGGCCAAGACCAGCGCCGACGTGATGGAGGCGATTCGCACACTCTACACCGAGCCGCATGATTACAAGTCCGTGGTTTTGGATTCGGCAGACTGGCTTGAAAGCATCCTCGTCCAAGAGATCGAAGCCAAGCATGACGCCAAGGAACTAGCCTACGGCAAGGGTGCATTGCTCCTGGCAGACAAGTGGCGCGAGGTTCTGGACGGCTTCAACGCCCTGCGCAACGACAAGAACATGGCGGTCATCATCATCGGGCATTGCGAGATCAAGCGTTTCGATTCGCCCGAGGTCGAACCGTATGACCGCTACCAACCCAAGCTGCAATCGCGTGCCTCTGCGCTGTTGCAGGAATGGGCCGATGCCGTCCTGTTCGCCAACTACCGCACCATCGTAAAGAAAGATGAGGTCGGCTTCAACAAGCAGGTCAATCGCGGTATCACCACGGGCGAGCGCCTTCTGTACACACAGGAAATGCCGGCCTATCTGGCAAAGAACCGTTACAACCTGCCGGCCTCGCTGCCGCTGGACTGGAACGCTTTTGCAAACGCTCTGGCGGCTTCTGCTGCCTGAATGATTGAGATTTCATTAACTTTTTACCAACTGCCATAACGAAAGGATCGAATGATGGCCAATCTCGCAGGCTTTGACGCCTCCCAAGTACCCGAGCAACAAGAGTTCTCCGCGCTGCCCGAAGGGCAATACGTGGTGATTGCCACCGCTTCCGAAATGAAGCCCACCAAGTCAGGCACCGGCCAGTTCCTGCAATTCACCTTTGAAGTGCTGGACGGCCAGCAGAAAGGGCGCAAGTTGTGGGCACGTCTGAACCTTGTCAATCCGAACCAGACCGCCGTGGATATTGCACAGCGCGAACTGGGCGCCATCTGCCGCGCTGTGAATGTCATCAAGCCCAGCAACTCGGCTGAACTGCACAACAAGCCGATGCTCATTACCGTGGCTGTCGAGATCGACGACCGCAAGCGCGAGAGCAACATCATCAAGAAGTACAGGCCGGTATCCGTTGGCTCTGGTGCGCCGACTGCTTCCGGTGATGCCCCGTGGTCTGGCCAAGCTGCCCCCGCTGCCGCACCGGCTGCCGCCGCTGGCACGCCCCCCTGGGCACGCTAACCCAACAAGGCCGAAAGCGAATGCCGGCGCACTGGGGGTTCCCGGTGCTGGCCATCCGGTGCAGCGAGTAGGCCGCCAACTTCCATAGGAGATTGACGTGCAACAACCATTCAACCCGGCCTCTGTGCCGATCAACTACACCCTGAATTTCCAGCAGGTCAATCTGCTGCTGGAAGGACTGGGCAAGCTGCCGCATGAGCGCGTGGAGCAGCTTTACACCGCCATGCGCAGCGTGGCCCTGCAAGCCTTGCAGGACGCCGAGCAGGCCCATAACGAGGCAGCCGCACGCGAAGCCGAAGCCGAGCGCGTTCGTGCTTTGCCCCCGGAAGCAGCGGAGGGCACAGCATGAGCACCCAGACCCGCATCTATCTGGTGACTGACACCGAATCCGGCAAGAAGCGCCTGGTTCGCGCCAGCAACCAGCCGCAAGCCGTGCGCCATGCCGCATGGGACGAGGCAGCGATGTTCGG